CTTCATTATTTTACAAAGATAAAGAAGAACCTTTCTAGAGGTTTTTATGGAGAGCATGATGACATACATTTCTATCATAGGAATGGTCATTTATTCAGAACGATTTCCGTCAAACAATTATTAGACAAAACCAGGCACGAATTACCAGACAAAGACATGTGTCTTTTCTCTTTAGACGCAGGAGCAAATATGTTCGCTGATATAGTTAAACACTTTGTGGATGATAAAGATCTCACATTGTATGAAACTGCTCATTGTACATTATTTGGTGTGGATTCAATTATGGATTCTGACCCAGTGGCTACACCTGTTCTAGCTGAGAAAATGATGCATAGGTTGGATTATTATAGTGAGTGTGGTGAAAAGTTTTGCACGAAGAGTGCTTTTGCTTATTCCGCTACTACCACTTTTGGTGATTGTGGTTCTTTATTGTTCCATGATAACTCCACGCTTCATGAGGGCCTAATTTTAGGTGTTCACGTTGCTGGAACCAATAATCCTTTACCTTTCTTTGATGACAAAGGGTATGCTACTATTATTACTAGACAAGAAATTGAAAAAGCTCTTGAAAAGTTTAATTCAGTGGATACCCAAGGTCCGACATTTGACCCAGACATAGTTGCAGAATGTGAGGAGACTCAACTTTATGGTTGTTATCCCGTAATCGGCAAGTCTAAGTTAGATGTTAACATTCCTAGTAAGACTTCTCTACTTAAGGTAGATGAGCTCTATGAGTGTTTAGGGCCCTCCACTAAGAAACCAGCGCCTTTGAAGCCATTTAAGAATGCTCAAGGTGAACGCATTGATCCTATGAAAAATGCAGTCACCAAGTATTTTGGAGATCAAGTATATCTTAATGACACATTAGTTCAGCTTTGTGCTCAAGATGCTTTTAATAACATCGAGAAACATTCTAAACATGATGTTGACAGAAAGATTCTTACTTTTGAAGAAGCTGTTGCTGGTATACATGAAGAGCAATTCTTAGATGGTATTCCTCGTGGAACGTCTCCAGGTTTTCCAAAGATTAAACAGAAACCCCCTGGATCTAAAGGAAAGAAAGGTTGGTTTGGTGAAAACCATGATTATGAATTCACTTCTGAGGCTTGTAGAGAGTTGAAGAAAGAAGTTACTGAACTAATTGATGCTGCCAAGAAAGGTGAGCGTAAAAGTAACATATTCATGGATTGCCTTAAAGATGAACTCAGACCTAATGAGAAAGCAGATTCTGGTAAAACTAGATTGATTTCTGCTGCCCCCATGTCTTATACTATTGCTGTTA